TCCAGCCGTACGGCCATGGTGGCAGCATCCTCGGAGAGCTTCTTCATGACGGCGCCAACCTTGTACAGGTTGCCTTCCTCGAGAGACATGCCCCAGCCGCTGAAGGTGCCGGCCAGCTTGTCGGCGATCACGGCGATGTTCGCAAATCCCTTGATCTGCTCTTCCTTGCGCGTCCGGTGGATGTCACCGACGATGTCGGACACCTCCTCGAGCAGGGAATTGATCCGCACCGTGGGGTTGCTAGACCGCTGCGCCTTGGCATAGCGAGACTGACGGCGCCGACGACGCGACTCCGTGACTGCTCCCACAGGCTTGCCGAGGGGCTCATGCTGATGCAGAAAGTGGCGTGCGAGAGTGCCCATGGCTTCGATAGCCTCTTCGGCATCGTCGTCATCCATCTCAGGCTCCTCCGCGGGCTCGTCTTCAGGCTCGTCCATCTCGCTGATGGTGTCGGGCTCGTCCTCGGGCTCCTCGTCGCTGTCGCCTGTGTAGCCACCCTCTTGATCCGGCTCGGGGCCTGGCGCTTCTTGGTCCGTTTCGGTGTACAGTCCGATCTTCTTCAGATCTTCCTGCAGGGTGGTGATCACAATCGGTTGCCTTGCCATCTCCGTCTCTCCTACGTGGTGCTGGTGCTGGCCGCGCACAGCCGCTTGCTCATAGTAGCTACAAAACGGCTCGCAGTCTCGTAATCGTTCAGACCCTCGGCGACGGTGTCATACAGCCGACCGAGACTATCGGTCTGGGTTAGCTTCTTTGCAGACTCGGTGATCACGTTGTGAAGCCGTCGAAGATCTGCTAACAGATCCTCCGAAAAAAGAGCGAGGGTGTAAACCGTCTCATCCTCCAGGTCATCAGACCCTATCACAGATCTTAGAGACTCGTAACTCCGCTCGACAAGATCTTTCAGCTCCCCTACTCGCCCTCCGAGGTAAGCCATGTCCGATTCCACCAGATCGTGGTACCGGGCCATAGACCCCTCGTCCACCGCACCCTCGTAGAGCGCACCGAACTTGGGCTGCAACGTGGAACTCTCGATCAGCGCCTTCGCCGCGTGCCCTAAGGACTCCCTGATCTGATCCCTGCGCTCTCCATAGAGATGCTTCCAGGGGCGCGGTGCTTCGAAGGACGCCGTGAGTGTGTCCACTATCTCGCGGTCGTCTAGCCTTGGTCTGTCCTCCACGTAAGGAGCAGCCTCGGCGATGATCTCGTGCGCTCTGTCGACCTTGCCCGACAGCCACAAGCTAAGCGCACGCCGAACCTGGCCCCGCGCAAAGTCCTCCAAGCGATCTTCCGTGAAGGTCGGCACCGAATCCAACAGCGAGTAATGCGTCAGCCGTACCGACCCGTTACCCGTTGACTCGAAGCGGACCTGAGCGAGTGCGCCGTCCTCCGATAGCGCGAGCGCCTTGTCCGGAAAGGTGCCCAAAAGACGAATTCCGATCTTCTTGCCGAAGATGTGATCCGCGTTCTCCTGAACCACCTGCTCTACCGCGGAGATCACGTGCTCGTAACTGCCGCGAGTTAAGGACCTAATGGAGTCTACTGGGATGTACCTATTTGTGGGCACGGTTGCCTCCAACCCTACCTGTTCCTCGGACGAAGTGTCAACGCCGAGATCGAGCCAATTCAGTTACCAAACCGCGCAGCTGGTCCAGCCGGCGGCGCAAAGTCGCATCGTTCTGGATGATCTTGTCGAGCTTTACCTGTGCGCGCTGCTCGGACGCGCTTCCCTTCCCCTTCATTAGCTCCCGCTCAGAAATGCCCCGCGCGGGACCGAGCGCTTTGATGCGCCGACCTGACGCCAAAGCCCTTTCTCTCTCGACGGAACCGAACATCCCGCCGCCACCGCCCTCTTCCTCTCCGCCCGCCACCTCGGACGCCGCCGCCTCTGCTGCTGCAGCCCAAACAGCCTCGTCCTTGATGTCCTGCGCGCGCTGCTTAGAGACCTCTTCGATCTCCTCGTCGCTGAGACTGAAGACGTTCTTGTAGAGCCAGTAGAGCGACATGAATTCGCGCATCCTTGACCCTAGGTCTGCGCGAGCATTGCGCACCTCGAGCTGAGCCAACTCGAAGATCGAGGACGGTACGGTCATGTGCACCTCGTACTCCTCGCGGTGAGGGTCGATACCCACTGCCGCCAGGTGCACGCGACAGACCTTGCCCAGGCCGTTTCGCAGCTCTCGCTGAATGCGCAGCACCGTACGAGCAAACCGCACGTCCTCGGTAGAGAGCACCGCTCGCGCCGTGCTGTCGTCCTGCTGGAGATATGCCTTTGGGATCTTTATCGCCGAAAAGAGCTTGCCTTGGAAGTACTCGACGTCGTCCATGTGCTGCCACTGCGGGCTCTGCAACACGTCGATCCTCGTACCCTCCTGCCCTTGTCTCGTTGGTAGGAAGAAGTCTTCGTCTGGTGCGATCGTCTCAAAGCGCAGGTCTAGCTTTCCTGTCTCCGGATTGACGTACTTGCGCTTCTTATACTGCTGCCGCACCCGGCTCACGTAGGCGAGCGCCTCGGCCGGGGGGAGGTTGCCGATGTCGATGTAGAAGGCGTAGCGCTCAGGCGCTCGCTGAAGGCGGTAGATGAGCGCTGAGTCCTCCAACAGCATGAGGCGCTTCCAAATCCACCGTGCAGCCTCGAGCACGGAGAACCCGTAGATGGACCTTCGGTGCTTGCCGCGCATCCGAAAGTGCACCACCTCCCAGTCCTCCAACGCGGCCACCGAATCGTCCGCCCACGTCTGCGTCACCGGGTCGTTGGACGTTATCTGCCCTTGAATAGACGCCGTGCGCTGCGCCAAGATCGTCTTGAACTCCTCCGGTGACCAGCCGAAGCGGCCTTGGAAGTCTTGAATGAAGCCGTACAGCTCGCCGCGCGGGCCTTCTATGCGCCGCACGGTTGGGGGCGGTAGGTAGTTGAGCCCCACAACTCCATCGCCCGTGACCAGCAGCTCCTCGAAGTCGTTCCCGTACTTGACCATGGTACGGGCGATCTCCCAGATCTCCTCGTCGATCCTCAAACGACGGTTAATCATGTCGTCGAGGTTCTCTTGAACGTTCTTGTTGGCAGCGGTGATCCACACCGTCCTGTTCAGCTGCGTATCGGGCTGAGTAGCGTCATCAGCAAACACGTCAATCGCCGCGCTGATCTCGGGGTAGTCGTCCATCTCCTCATAGTCGACGTACCGAGAAAGCAGGTCCTGCTCCAGCCGCAAGTAGTCGGCGAGAACCTCGTAGCCGTAGGCCTGAAGAATATCGTACCCAGATGAGGGATAGCCCGCCGCCGTGGCTCCCTTGGCCAGCTGGATCGCAACCTGTTCCTTATCCTTCGTCCAGGCCTGCCTGATGCGATTGGCTATGTTGCTGAAGAAGCCCACTCACGTCACCTATCCTCACCCACGCATGCTCAGCGCGTCGGCGAGCGCCGCGTCGAAGATCCTACAGCCTTTGGTTAGACGTCCAGCGATGCGCTCCCGCATTCGCTGGCTGATCTCCGGCACCCTCGCATAATCCGCCGGTCGGTAGTTCTCAGCCTCCAACTCGGCAGCAACCAAACGTCCAACTAACTCCCCCAAGTCCTTCATGAGCCCATTAAGGCGCACCCCCTCGGCCGCTGCAAGCGCTTCCTGCCGTCCCGTCGTAGACGGCGAGATCAATACCACTCCGGTGCTTACTGGGCCTTCTTGGAGCCCCTTAGCGTGCTCCAACAGCCGTCTGTGCCTGCTGTTCATCACGTAAGGGTCCCATAAGTTCCACTTCCCGGATACCCCATCATGCCGTTCATGGCCTTCACCGCCTCCGGCCCGATGGGAAGTTTTCGCACAGCCTGCTCGACCGTCCCCAACCAGTGAGCCGCTACGTGCTTCAACATAGCGTCGGGCTCCATAGTGGCGCAGCGGTGGAGCGTTATCCGAAAGCCCTTGATCGCTCGAAGCTCGTCGTTCGTCAAGCGCTCTAGCTCCGGAGACTCCGTCGCCGAATCCACCGCGCGTTGCAGCCGAACGAATTGATCCCACGGAGGCTCTAGCATGAGAATCCTGAGATTCTCTATCAGCTCGGGAATCTTAGCCATCCTGTCATCCTCCTATGCGACCGCGCGGTCGTATCCTACGGTCCCCATCCGTTGCTGTCGCCGCCTTGACCAAAGCCGCCTGATTGGCCGCCTATGATCGGTGGGAGAACCTGAAGGGGAAAGCCCCCACCGGGCGAATTACGCGTCGGTGGGAAGAAGCGCCCGTTGTCCGGAGCGCTCTCCCTTGAAGCGGCGGCGTGTTGCAGTTGCTCTTCCATCCAAGCGTCTGGAGAATACGACACCCCCTGCAAGATCGGAAGGGGTTGTGTTGATTGATGCTCTGTCAGCGTGTACACACAACCCGCCAGCGCGTCGGCCACGTCCTTGCTGCCGCGCGGCGGATGGTCGATCTTCCTCTTCTTCTCGTCCTTCTCCAGCTGCTTCAGCTCCCTGAACAACACAGGATAGTTATAGACGTTGATGCGCCCCTCGTAGAACGCCGACTTGAGCTTCTCGTACGGGTCCATCTTCGTGTCGACAGACAGGTGCTCCGCATAGAAGCCCTTCGCCTTCAGCTGCTGTAGCGCCTCGACCGACTGCCAGGTATCCAAGGTGATGTAGGTGATCATGTACCCGTGGTCGCTCAGCTCGTAGACCATCCGGCGCAAGTCCCCCAGTATAATCTCGTCTCCCACGGGAGGAACGATCTGTAGAATCAAGTCCACGTAGAGGACCGGCGCGCGCTCCTGATACACCTCGCCGCTCTCCGACCTCCTAACCACGTCCTTCCAGTCGCTGATGTGGCCCATGCAGAAACCGACAGCGTCCTTTCGATACGCAGGGTCGATGTGAATGTGCCGCGCAGCCTTGGGATTGACGATCGGGCGAATGACCTTGTGCGTGAACCCAGAGAAGTCCTTGACGGTGCCCTCCCGTATCATTCGATCCCACATGAACGTACCCGGCTTCGAAGGATCGTATATCTCCACACTAAACGGATGTGTCCTGTCAGGGTTGTATACGAGCTTGTCGCGCCGCTGAATGAACGGAGCGATGGCTACCGTCGAGAGCCCCGCGATGTCTCGCAACGCGCCTTCTAGATCGTTCTCGAAGTCGGGCCGAAACTCCTCTGGCACCTTCACGAGCGAGCAGCCGTCCGGCAGCGACTCCTCAGTCACAACCTTCGCCTCGCCGGGATCTAGAATACGCGACGGGGCCTGCTCGTTTCCGCAGACCACAAAGAAGCGAGGTGAGTGAGCAAAGTCCTCGGGCCGCACGTCCCACGTCGCATAGTCTCGGACGAACACAGAGGTCTCGTTCCTGCTTTCGCGGATGCGCCGCGCCGTAAAGTCGTCCGTGGTCTTCTTAGAAGACACCAAGAACATGATCCCCGGCAGCGCTCCGAGCTTCATGAACCGGGACTTGATACGTCGCTTCAGGCCGGTGTAGATCGTCTCTGCGTGGTCGATGGCTCCGTAGCGCTTGTCGACTTTCTTACCCCTATCCAAAAAGTTCGACTCGTCCACGAGCGCGCTCACAACGTTCAGACCGAGCGCGGATGTGTCGGTCGTCGCGCGCGCTGCGATCCAGACGTTGTGTGGAAACCGTAGCTCCTTGCGCGTAGGCTTGAACGGGAAGTGCTCGGCGAAGTAGGGGCTCGCCTTCAGCTTGCTGGCTACGTTGTCAAACGCAACCTTCATTGCGAGCGCCTCGTTGACCGAGAGGCATATGATCGAGATGTCTGTGTCGGGCGCAAGTCCGAGCGAGCGGTGTGGGTCGGTAAGGCAGGATAGCTCGTACAAGATCCGACAGATGCCTATCGACGAGAAGAACGTCTTTCCCCAGCCAATGCTTCCGGTAAGGATCGCCTCGTTATACCCCCCGACGAAGCCGCCCGAAAACAGCTCCTCCATGTCCTTCAGCAGCTTCGGATAGAGCATGCTGCTTGTAGCCCCGAGGTAGTAGTCGTCCTTGACGAACGTCTCGATGTCGACCGGCGTGTGTTTGAACTCGGCTTCGCCCACCTTGACGATGAGGGGAGTCTCGCCTTCCTCTTGATCTCCCTCCAGCTCCGCCAGCATCAGCAGCAGGGCTTTGCGCTCGTCGGGCGAGAGCGCGGCCAGCTCCTTCTGTAGTGCAGCTTCTTCTTCCGCGTCTGTGAGACGGCTGTGGGATCTCCCTGAGCGATCGATAATCACGCGCCGGTCTCCTGCAGCCCTTCCCCCTCGTCTTCGCGGACCACCACCTCCGCCTCAGCCTCAATGACCGGTTTGTCTACGCGCTTGGTGATTCGCTTAGCAATGCCCAAAAGTTTCTGCCTCTTGACCGGATCGGACAGCACCTTAGCGACAGTCGGATCGGAATACTTGCCATCGACGTGTGCTGTGATGTGAGCATCGACGTCCACCGTCCCGAGATGCCGATCGTTCAGGCCGAGGTCCATCTTCAGCTGCGCGATGGTCGATAGCACCTCGCGCGTGGCTCGGATCTCCTGCGTCATCGTCGGAAAGAGCTTGCGCACTGTCTGCTCGTTTTCGAACTCGATCTGCAGCCGCTTCTTCTGAAGCGCGTACAGGTCCCACAGCTCGTCCAGCTCGTTCATGCCTTCGTCCAGACGCTCCTTCGCGATGTCCATGTAGCGCGGCATGCCGTTCTTCACTAGCTCGGCCGGAGGCAGCGAGTCGCGATACCGGCGAATCAGTGAAGTGAGCCCCTCGTGCGAGACATCCGTGTACTCCTTCTGCTCTTCCTGTACCCACGTAGCCAACACGCGGGGAGTCCAACCCTCACAGATCCGACTGTGCAGCTCGTCGAAGCACTTGAGCATGCGGATCTTCTTGAATCCCCTGCGCCTGTCAGTCGCCTTCGTTCTGAACGCTGCAGGGCGCGGCTTCTTTCCGTTATTTTTCGCCACGCTCCCAGTGTACCACAAAGGGACGGATGGTCAGGCGGTTCAGAGCAGCCCGTAGTCGGCCGAGAAGGCACACAGGAGCGACTTTCTCGCCGGAGACGGACTAGGAGTCGTCCGGATTACAGAGCCGGCAAGAAGGCCCGCAGGGAGCCATGCGTCGATCCCAGTCGGCCTTCGACTCGGGCTCGTCTTCGTTCCAAGTGGTGCCGCAGTCCAAACAACGCCACTCCTCGAGCAAGGGGTCGGTGTAGAAAACCCTACCCGTCTTCTCTCTGTTTGGATGGTCGCAAGGTACCACTTCGATCTCCCATCATCCGAGCGAGCGCGAGACGGACCATGCGCCTGGCGTTGATCTCAAACGCTAGCACCGTCGCCCACTCTACCTCAGCGTCGATGCCGCTGATCGCCTGCAGGTCCTCGAGCATGTCCCAAGGCGCTCGTGCCTCCATCGTTTCGCGCCCCTCCCTGTCGTCGAAACGGATCGTCAAGTAGAGCGTCTTCGTCTTGTCGAGGTCGGCAGGAATGCAAGCTCGAGTAGAGTCGCTAAGAATCTCACCGCTCCACGGGCTATCGTAGATGCCACAACGCCTGCACCGGACTTCTAGCCCTTCCGGATGCAGTGCCTCCCAGTCGTGAACCTCGGCCCCGACCTCAGCTCCAACCACTGGCGGCACGTATGGCGAGTACTTGAGAATCCGCTTCAGCGTCTCGAGCCTCGTCTCGTCCTCCGCCTTGAGGTCGTCCAGCAGAGTGAAAATGCCGTCAACCTCCTCCTGCTGGTTGCGAGACCACGCCTCCCGCTCTTCCTGGTTCTTCTCTCGGATCTCCATCTGCCGCGCAAGCCTCCGCTGCGCGCGCATCGCTACCGCCTCGCCGATGTCTCGGTCGACCTCCCGCATCTCCTCGTCCAGCTGCTCCCAAGGAAGCAGCCAACTCTCCTTCGGGGCGTCCTGCTCCTCAGCCCACTCCACCCACACCGCGCGGACGAGCCGACCGAGAGACTCGCGGTCCACAGCCAAACGGCCTTCGGTCGCGTCAGAATCCTCCCCAGCGAGCTTTTCCAGCTCGGCTTGGTTCCGCTGCGCCGCCCGGCGAAAGGCCGTCAGAACGCGCTCTAGCGGCACCCCCGCTGTGTTGGCGTCCGCCTCGAGAAAGTCGAGCCCGTGTCTCACGAAGGTCTTGAGGGCTCGCAGCATCTTCAGCGTCATCATGACAGACCCTCCTGCGCCAAAAGCTCTCCGGTTAGAGACTCCTTGAGTCTCCTCACCTCCGCCTCCAAGCTCTCCACTGTCGAACACTGAGCCGCAAAGGCAGACCGCATCTCCTCAAGACGAGCGCGCTCCGCCTCGGCAAGCGCTTTCGCTTCCTTATACCGCCGCTTCAGCTCCTCGATGGTCACGACGGCACCTCCAACACCCAAGCACTCTCGCCGTAGTACTCGCCGTCCGGTTGCTCGTCGTCGGTCTTGACGTTGTAGGGCCTTGTGTCGCCGTTGCAAGTACAGCCGCACTCGGAGCAAGGTACGCGTACGTGCCAGAACGCCCCATTGGCCGAGCACATGTTGAAGGCTACTCCGAGATCGTCCGAGAACTCCTTGAACATCTCCTCCAGCAGGTCGGCTGTCCTGTCTACGGTGTCCACCAACTTCGCCCCCGCAATGTGATCCCGATGGAATCGGCGGCAGGCTTCGACAAGCAGCGGCACGTCTTCGCGCTTCACCCACACGCGGTCGAACGTGGCCCCCATGAGCACGTTGTCGAGCCGGTCTAGCTTACCCTCGCCGCGTAGCTTCCATGTCGCCTCCAGCGCAGGCTTGTCCATCATGAGATAGTACTCGTTCGTCCGCGGCACCTCGTACTTCTCGCCCAGCTTCTCCCACACAAGCGGTGCAAAGCCGTGGTTGTTGCGCGCCGTGTCGTACGACACCACATCACCGTCCTTGTCCACCCTGAATACCTCTACGTAGCTCATGCTACCACGCTACCATGTGGTTAGGGGATTGTCAATGAGCTGCCCAGCTGTCAGACGTGCCATTATTTGCGCTCAGTGTGCCGCCCACGAAGGTCCCACGTCGGCGTCCGCGGTAACAGGCACCGTGCGGAGCATCGGCTGGATGCCCTCTATCATGCCCTGTTCGATCTCCGGCTTTATCTCCGCGACCAGCTCGGGATCATCATCACACTCCACCACGATCTCATCGTGGACCATGTGGACCATCTGCGCACGCTTGCCGTACTTCTTCAGCCGATAGTAGACGTTGCGCAGAGCGCGCTTCAGGCCGTCCGCCCCCGTACCTTGCACTGGCGTGTTGCCCGTGACAAAAACGTGACCGCTGCGCCGAGCCACGAAGAACGTGTTAGGCACGATCGGACACCAAATGCCGAAGCGTCCCCGTAGCCTCGTCACATGGCGCTTCAGCACTTGTACCTTGTCTCGTCTCAGTACTGTTACCTGCCAGTGCTTCTTTCCTTTCGGAACGTTTTTGAGCTTGCCTGACCGCGGGCGGTATTTGCGCATATCCCTCTCGACGATCGAAGCAGCAGCTCCACAAAGAGTACACAAGATCTGAAAAGCCTCGGCTCCGGCTCTCTTTCGGCAAACGAACCCAGTCTTTCCGCTGCGCCACCCATCCCCATCAATCATCGTCCGAAGCAGCAAGTGACACTGGCGCGACGGAAGGTGGTTGAGTAAGTCCATTGTCAGCAACCGCTGGGGGCACAGCTCGACTAGTACCTCGTTGACTGGATGGCGGAAGTACCACATAGCCACACCCGACTCCTCGTTCGGGTGCTTGCTGAATTCAATACCCATCCTCCCCAACAGCGACTCTATCCTGGCAGCCTTGTGCGCATTCGCGGTCTCGCTCTGGTACAGCTTGAGCGACACCCCGCTGGGCTTCGGGCCGCTCTTGCCTGGACGGTCGTAGACTCGCCGAGTCTTTTGGATCCCTCCATCAGTTAGCCACCAGCCAGCCAGTTCGACAAAGTCGTCTGAAAAAGGTCCGCTCTCTGGCCCAACGTACCTCCCCGTCCTATGGATCCTGTCGTCCCCGTGACGAGAGATCGTCGAGGTGCGTCGCTCCACGTCCCTCTTAGCCCCCTTGCTGTACACCCACCATCTGTGGTCGTCCGTCGAGACAGCATGGAAGGATCTCGACTTGAACTCCACCAGCTCCCGATCCTCTGGCGCGAACACTCTTAGGTCGCTGGGCGCCTGCCACTCCAACACACCGGAAGCTGGATTCTTCGTAAGAATCTCATCGTCCATCGTCAGATCCGGACCCCTGACCCAACCCCTTCGAGTCAGCGCTTCTGTCTCGAAGTCCAGGCAGTTATAGAACTCGTTGCGCTTCTTCTCAGGATCAAGAAAGCGCCGCCGCCCCCAAATAGTCTTTGCGAAAGGGGCTCGTTTGGCGTCCCGCAGCACTCGGTCCTGCCAGGCCCTGACTCGCGGGTAGCCCTCGAAGTACTTCTTGATGAAGCGCTTCGCGTCATTGAGCGAAATGGTCACGTTGTAGTTGGCCTTCGAATAGACGACCAGAGAGTCAGCCCCGAGCCCGTAGATGAGCCCGAAGTTGACGGGCTTGGCCGCCTGCCGTTGGCCCTTCGTAACCTCATCGTAAGCCTTCCCCGAAACAAGAGAAGCCGTTCGCCTGTGCGCGTCTTCGCCCTTCAGATAAATGCCCTTCAGCGTCGGGTCCTGGGTGATCTCCGCAGCTATCCGAAGCTCGATCTGCCCGTAGTCACACACAACGATTATTCGCCCCGGTCCCGGGCGGAAGCAGTCACGGTAATCGAACTCCCGAGGAATTTGCTGCAGGTTTGGATCGCCTGAACTGTACCGGCCTGCGCCGGTCAGTGGCCAGAAGCTTGTGTGGATGCGACCGGTTACTGGATCGAGATGCTCGAGGTACTTCGGACCGAAGGCGTTGACCCGCTTACTCGCCGTCCGATACTCCATGAAGACCGGAATGGCCTTGTGCTTCGTCGCGATCATCGCGAACGTGTCGGACCGCGTGTTTGTGAGCGGGGTCTTCTTACCCAGCAGCCGCTGAAAGCTCTCGAGCACCTGCTGCGGGCTGTTGAGGTTGAACCCGGCATCGATGCCGGGAAGGCAGAGCAACCCTTTCGGGTGCGGTAGCATCTGATCCAACTGGACGCGCAGCTCTTCCGTACGCGCCTTGTTCTTCTCAGCCACCTTCAACCAGCGCTCGCTATCGAGCGCAAAGCCATTCGTCTCGATGCGCGCCTCGCCGATGATGGCGCCGAACTCCAACAGGGCGATCTTGTTGAGTCCGGCCTTCGCCAGCTTAGGCTTCAACGACTCGCGAAGCTTGAGAAGATAGGTGACGTCCTCCGCCGCGTACTCCAGCTGCGTGGGGTTCAGTTCGCCGCCCCAATCTGAATGGGACATGTCGTCTACGCCCGGAGGAACCTTCAGCTCTCGGCTGTAGAGATCGTACAGGCCGTGGCTGAGGTTCTTGCCGTTGTGGATCATCGCCGACGAGCGAAACGTGTCGAACAACGGCCACAGCTCGCAGTCGTACTTCTGCAAAAACCACGACTGTTCAAACTTCCCGTGCTGTATGACCTTGATAGTGCTCTCGCTGCGGATGGCGTCGAGCACGGGGCCGAGCGTCTTCGTCGCGAACAGATCAATGACGTAGATGCCCTGCCCAGTGTTGAGCTGGACAAGGCGAATGTCACCGTGGTGAGGCGACAGAGACGTCGCCTCGATGTCTAGCCCTAGAACCGGGTTGCGGTCGATCTCGTTGGCGATGTGACCGAGCCGCTCCGGCTCTAGGACTAGCTCGTAGCTGATCACTTGGCCGCGCGCGCCTTGCCCGCCTTCGTGGCCTTGTACGTGCCGCGCGATACTTGCTCGACCAGAGCGCCGCGGACCAGCCGGCGAAGGCTGTTCCGCACCCAGCTGTTGGCCTGATCCTTCGGCTTACCCTTGAACACGCCTGCGAGGTCAGAGAGCGTCTGCTCACCCGCGCCGTTGGACAGCGCGCCCAGCACCCTCTCCTCCTTGGCGTTCAGCTTCTTCTCCGCCAAGTCGACAGGAGGTCCGGACTGACCACTGGTAGGCGCCTGCTTCGGACCGCTCGCAGCCTTCTTCGCCGGAGCTGCCTTCTTCTTCGGAGCTGCCTTCTTGGTCGCCTTCTTCTTCGGAGCTGCCTTCTTGGTCGCCTTCTTTGCTGGCGCCTTCTTCTTCGGCGCGGCTTTCTTCTTGGGAGCAGCCTTCTTCGCTGCCTTCTTCTTGGTTGCGGGCTTCTTGGACGCCTTCTTGGTCGCGGCTTTCTTCGCCGCTGGCGCCTTGGTTGCCTTCTGCTTCTCGGCCTTCTTTGCCATGTCGTCCTTCTCCGTCGTTTCCGTCGTCTCGGTTTTCGTCTCGGGTGCCTTGTCGGGCACCTCTACGAGGTTCACCACCTCGTAGTTGTCGTCCATTAGCTGAACCGCGTTCTTCTCGCCAGGCTTAGCCTTGCGCATGAGGCGCCCCTCTTCACGGCCGATCTCCTTGGAGGAGATAAGCTTTTTCGTGTTCGGGTGGAAGCTCTGCTCGAGCGTCACGGTTACCTCGCGGTAAAGACGGCCGTCCTTCAAGGACACAGCCATCTTCTTCGTCGTCGTCCTCGTCTCTGACATCGGGTCCTCTCCTACAGCTCTTAGAGGGCTCTAGATCGTGTCACACCGATCTAAGCCCACAACACCATCGTAGCAACTCGGTATTCGATTGTCAAGCGAAGATCTTGCGATTGCTGCGAGAAAGATCTCAGGCTTTCCCAGCGTGCTTGAGATACGCCTCGTGCGCCTCCACCCACCAGTCCTGTAGGACACTTTCGACGATGGTGTTGTAGAGCATGTTGTAGTCAGAAAACAACCCAGGCTTAGAAACCACCGAGCCCTCCGCCGCCAGTTCGTTCCACAGCTCTAGCGTGAGAGGCACGAATCGAAAAACACCGACATCGGAATGTATCTCGAGCGCGCCCTTTTCCTTCTCCACCACCTCCCCAAGCGCCGAATGTCCAGGCGTCGAGCCTCTCGAGAGAACTAACCACCGGAAGCCCTCGCGATCGTCCGGAGGCTCCGGAGGAGTTGGAAACACGCCAACCGCGATGTCCGAAAACTTCCCGTCCCACCAGTACGCGTATACCGTCCGAAATTCAAAGCTCATCCTACTCCTTAGCCTCCATCAAAAACGGCTCAACGTACTTCCTGTAGACCTCGCCCATGTTTTGCTCAACCACGATGAAGTCCTCCACAGGAACGCCGTTGACCTCCACAATGTCCGCACCCAAAAGGGAGCTGATCATCTGCTTCCTCTTGTACTCATCACTGGTAGTAATCCGCAGAATGCTCTGCGGGGGCACTCCGCGACGGAATGAAGTCTCGTTCGTGCCGAAGTTAGATCCCATCTTCTTGATGGCTTTCTCCAAGGGCTGCCTCCCGACCCACTTCGCACCACAACTACCGTCCGGATCTGTGGTCCCGTAACTGTCTCCCCACAGGTGATATACGTCCAGACGCTCTATCTCCTTCGGATGAATGATCGCCTGCGTTCCCTTCGCGAAGGGCTGCCCCGCGCACTTGGGGTAGTCCGCGCCAAAGTCCAAGTGAAACTTGGCCTCGGGAACCATGTAGCTGAGCGCTCCGTCAGCCGATCCCGACCGGACGTCCGCCGTCTCGGAAATGCCGATGTCTTCGTTAGGCTTGCCGACAGCATACTCTGTGCGTTCGCTGATCCCGAGCAGCCCTGTCGTGACAATAGAGACGATGTACTCCGGACCAATGCCCTGAACCGAATAGCGATAGCCGTTGTCTTGCATTCGCTTCAGCCGTCCCTTTTCCACGTAGGACGAGTAGCCCGGGAAAACTTCCTCGAGCGTTACGTTTTCCTCGGCCGCGCCCAGCCCAGCCTTTTGGATGAACTGCCTCATCATCTCGGGGGTACGTAGGTCTTCGTCCTCGGGCGTGCTGTAGTAGGACGTCGAGATAGCGTCGGCCATCTGCGGATCAACCGACCAAAGGATTTGACCGAGGCGCCTAAGCTCCTTCTCTTCATCCGTAGCGTTCCGCAGCACCTCGCCAGCTAGGCCAGGTTGCACAGCGTTCAGCGCCTTCGCTAAAGCCTCCTTCGGCGTCTCGCCCGGAGCAGGTCGTATGTGCGCCCAGACCATCCCAATGTAGCTGAAGTTCTCGCACGTCCAAAAACCGGGGTACTTGATCGTCTGCCCCAGCTCGGGCTGCCCTTTGAGCATCCTGTTGGCTACACGAAGCGCCTTCTCAGACGCCGCGTTCTTCCCGTGGGTGAGATTCATAGCGGCAATATCCTTCCACTTAGGAACATCGCCGTAGTGGTCCTTCTCGACCGTGTACTCCACGTCCTCCACGCGCTTCGCGGAAGACAGATATACCTCTGAGTCGCCGACCTTCCAGTAGCGACACGACGTGCTCCCCAAGTTGGCCGTACCCTGCTTGACGTACGATCCTAAGGAGTCGTCGAAGTTGCCTACAGGCATAGCGTAGTACTTGGATTTGCCGCCCGTGATGAACTGCTGCCACACCTGCGGACGAAGCTTGAAGTTGAAGTGGTAGTACACCCCTTTCGAGTCCTGCCACTTCTTGGCGCGCATGGTGGACCCCTCGACCGCAGTCCCGTCCGACTCGTAGCGCTTGCCCTGCCGGCCTAGAGGTGTAGTTTGGATCTTGTCCAAGTCCTCTGCATTGGGCGTGGCCTCGGGGTGTTGGTGGTCGTCCGGGAAGTACTGAGGCTTCGCAGGCGTGGGAGCAACGCCACCCTTGATAGGCTCGGGCTTTTCGATCTCCTCAAACTCTATCGATGCTGCCTTCCAGCTCGCTGTGTTGACGAAGATCATAGCGTAGTGCGGACCGTTCACCGCACCGATGACATCGAGCCCTAACTCGCCCGCCAGCTTCTTGAGCTTGTCGATCGCATTAGGCACGGACCCCGCAAGCTTCAGAGTGATCTTGTCGGGCTCCATCTTGCCCGTGTCGAAGTTCTTGTAGGGCACAGTCTTCGCTGTAGCCCCTGAGTCGTTGCCCAGCTTGGTCAGGTACTGGTCAGCCGACAGCTTCTTCTTGATGACCTTCGGGCCTGCTGGATCCGGAGTCGCGCCAGACCATCCCTTGGCGAACGTGAAGTTGCCGTCCGAGCCCGTCTTCTTGCGATACACCATCGTCAAGAAGCCCTCGAAGTCCTTTCGGAGATCTAGCTTGCGCCGTCGAGCGGTCTCCAAGAAGGTCTTCTGCAGCTTCGGTTTGCCAGGCCACAACGTCTCAGCGTAGGGTCGAATCATGGCGATGTACTCCGCCATCGGAATGTCCTGGATCTTGTTCAGAACCTCTTCCAGCACCTTCGGGTCGAGATCGAAGTCGCCGTTGATCCAGCCCTTCCAGACCCTGTTGACGTAGGGCACCTCGCCAGAGTTGGGGACGTAGTTGATGTCCAACTTGTCCTGGCCGAACTCCCACTCTCCGGTGGTATGGGACTTCTTAGCGAAGAAGAGGAAGCCCTGCTCCTTATCGATGGAGAGCAGCTTGCCGTCCTTCGTCTTGATCCAATTGCGGTCGTGGGAGTCGTGCTGCGACGTCATCCAGTCGAGCACCTGCTCCTTGACGATGGTCTCTCGATCCTCGGGAGACAGCTTCGACGGATCCAGATGATTCTCCAGATCGGGCATGTCGTCGTCCAGCTCGAGCAACGGCTGAAGCGTTCCGATCTTCCCTTGCAGCTTCATCGAAGCCACAGGAATGTGCTCGCCGTAGATCTTCTGCGCTAGCTCGGACCACACCTGCTGAGCAACGACGCTGAAGGGCTTAGGTGTTCCGACTCCGGCCCCCTTGGTGTAGGCCTCCTTATGGATCCACTTCTTGCCGTTCTTGTCGACCCAGATAGTCTTGGTGCCGGCTCCGCCCATGCTACTGCCGCTGCCCTCGAGAGTAAGCTCGTCAGGCTTCGGGAAGTCCTTCGGGAGGGGGATCTCCGCGAGCACCTCGGCTGCGTTCTTGGCCGGCTTCTGTGCTGGCGGCGGAGGCGCTGGAGGTAGAGGAGACTCAGGCAGCGGGTTGGACGAGGAGCTGTCAGCTCCTCGTCATCGAGTGTCTTGCCCGTCTCGATGACGTTCCACTTCTTGGCCTTGACCTGCTTGAACGCCTTACACACCACACCGTTGTTGGGATTGACGTACTCATGCTCCTCGAGATCTACGATCTTCATGATCTCGTTGGTGACCGAGATGACGAACTCGTCGGGCTCCAGCCCGAGGTCCTTCCGCATACTGTTGGCCTGCGCGAACGTGGGACACTTGCCACCCTTCGGCATCTTCGGCTGCCACGGCATCACAGCAACGCCCTTGGCCTTCATCTCGTCCACTGTAGAAGTCGGCGGCTCAGGCTTCTCGGGCTCAGGCTCGGGCGACGTGGCCGCAGCAAGCGCCTTCGCTGAAAACTCGGCGTAGTCGTCCTCCCAGTGCTTCTTCTCGGTGTCGAGCGCGTACATGTCGCAAAGGTCCGCCAGAGCCTTGGCGGCGTCCGCGGCTTCCGCCCAGTTTTCCTTGCCCTCCTGAGTGGCCTCGGCGAGCTTCTCCAGCAGCTCCTGCTTTTCGTCTTCGTATCCTACCTCCCCCGATGGCTTCGCTTCCTTCTGCTTCTTCTGCGCGGCTAGAACCTTGTCCTTCCGCTTCTCCCAGTCCTCGATCATCGCCTTGTCGAGGGTGTTGCCCGTCGCCGAGAACGTCTTCGTGTAGTGAGCGGCCATCAACTCGGGTACGGCCAGCGGGAAAGTCCACAGGTCTTCGTCGTACTTCTTGGCCGCTTCCGCGTAGGTGTAAGCTTCGACGAACTCCTGCTCGATGAGCTTCAGCTGATCGAACGTGAAAGTGCCGGCGTAGGGCTTCAGCGCGTCGACCGCTCCAGTGTTCAGCGACGACTTCACGAAGGACATGCTAGGCGGACCCAGCTTCTCCCAGTCCTCCTTGTCAGCGTCCTTCGCAAAGCTGTCCGCCGCCTTGAGCCACTTCTGCTCCTTGTCGGATTGACCCACCTTCGCAAATAGCGCTGCGATCTCCTTAGCCTTGGCTACCGCCTCGGTCCACGGCGGGGATAGGCTGTCCTTGAACTCCTCCAAGAGCTTGTCGTAGGTAGGCGCCAGCTCCGGAGGAAGCTTCGCCATCTCTTCCCACTTCCCCTTCTTGTAGCCCCAATCGCTAGCTTTGCCTGATTCACCCTTGTGAACGTAGTGGCGCTGCAGCACCTCCGCGGTCTTGGAAGCTGTATCGAAGTTGCCTTCGTGAGATTGGGCAACAGCCTCGTTGATCAGAAACATCCGGCCCTTTAGCCCGAGCTTGCCCGCATCCGCGGCCTGCAGGAGCAAAGCAAAGTTGCCCGCGTTCCAGGCGTCCTTTACTGACTGACCGCCCAACGGACCCTCGGGTAGCTCAAGCTCGGGACCTGCCGCAGGCTTAACACCTACCGCCTCCTGAGTAGCCTTCGCCTCGTACTTCTTGCCCTCGTCTCTCCAATAGTCGGCCGCGGAGTAGTTGCCTCGATCCTCGTGAGCTTGTGCCAGAGCGAAAGCATACTTGGATGCCTTGGTCCACTCCTCCGCTTGCTCCGCTGCCACAAACTTATCGTTGATCATTGGCAGCTGCCCGGTCTGCAGCTCCTCAGCATGAGTCAACACCCAGTCCGCATCGTCAACGTTCTCGTCAAAGAGCGCCTGGAACTGCTTCATCTCGTTGACGTTGTCGATGGCGTTATGCCAGTACGGCGGAGCTAGATCTACAGGAAGCTTTGGATCGTCTAGACGCGCCTTCGTAACGGCTAGCAGCGTTGCAGCTCCTTTAAGCGCCTTATCCAACTCTCCGTTCCCGATAGGAATGAAGTGGATAAGATCCTGAACGCGCTGCAGCTGCTTGAGAGTGAAGGCTCGAGCCTTCGCCACGAACCAAGGGAAGTCCCCGTCCGCATCGGCCTTCGTGATTTCCTCGTCGGTGACCGTCTCCGGATCTGGCTCTACCTCAGCCTCGAAAGACTGCAGCATGGCTTCCCACGTAGACGCGGCGGAGGCGTTCCCGCGAGACTTGTGTAGGGCGATCATGGCGTTCAGCCAGAGCTTCATCCTCTCGATTTGCTCTTCGTCCTTGGTGTCGTCCACCCACTTGCCCGTCAAAACGTCGTACACCTGTCCAAGCGCAACTACCTGCACGTCGTTGAAAGCATCGGCCTTAGACACCACCCAACCAGCCCACAGCTTAACGTCCTTGACTGGCTTCTCGTTGATCTTCTCCTTGATGATCTTGATGTTCTTGTTGATCTTCTCCGTCGCTTTGTCCGCCGCAGCTTTCTTGGCCTTCTTCTTGTAGTCCTCCGCCTGCTTGGCCCACGACGTGGTCACCTCGTTCTCGGAGCCCTTCTTGGCGTGCCACGCGGCTACGATCTCGCACAGCTCCGCAGCCCAATCCAAGTTGGGCACCGTGGCCAGAGCTTCCGCCTTGAACGCTTCATCAACAACCAGCTGGAGCTGGGCGTCGGTCAGCTCTTTACCTGCCAAAGCCTCCGCCTTGAAAGCTCCCAGAGCCTCCTTCACCTGCTCGTCGCTCAGGCTGTTGGCGAGCTTCTTCTCGTAGAAGTCCACCATCGCCTTCCAGTGCGGCACGAAGCCGGCGGCGTTCTTCTCCGAGTAGCTCAGCACGAGCTTGGATAGAGCTATCGCGCGCTCCCAGTCCTGGAACATCTCGGCGTCGTCGATGTCGGCGATCAGCCACGTGGCCTGCTCTTTGGATAGCTTGTCCTGGAAAACAGCCTGACCGAGGAAGGCCCAGTCCTGATCCTTGATGGCCTTCTTTACCGCCTCATCGCTGAGCGCTGGCTCCGCCTCTGGTGGCTTTTCGGGCTCGGGTACGGGTTCGGGTACCTCCGGCTCTACGGGCGGCTCTACAGGCTCCTCTGGCGGCGTAGGAGGCTCGTCCGCCTTGGGTAGCTTGTCCAACCCGACCGGCTCGGGGAAGGTCTTCGGTAGCGGCTCGCCTGTGGCGAGAGCTGTCGAGAAGGTATCCTGCGGCTTGAGCCCCTTAGCCTTGATCTCCTTGGCCAGGTTCTTCATCTTCACGGACGGGAGCCACGTCGTCATCATCGGGACCTCGGTAGCCCCGCCGACTGGCTTGATGTCCTTGATGTCGCCCGAAAACTCCGCCGGGTCGCCAACGTCGCCGACCGCGGGCAGCTCGTCCTCTGTGCCCTCCGGAGGATCAATCAGGTAGGGCGCGTGCTGTTTCTTGGCCAAAGCCTTGGGGGAGATCTTCGTGATGAACGCATCCTTACCCGGGGGCTGCTTCCAAACGTAGACCTTGTCCGACTTGACGCCGACAACCTTGACCTCAGTCACATACTTATCGGACTCGATCAGCAGCCCGATTCGCTTCCAGATATCAATACCAGCAGGACGACCAAAGAACATGCCAAACTCCCTTAGAGCAACTCGCCCGGAATCTCGTCTTTCCACGGAGGATCCCAAACCAAAGCAGCAGACTCCTGCAGACGACTCTCCAGCGCCATGGCTTCCCACGCGCGGTTTGATAGCTCCACGACGCGACGGACAATGCCGTTCGTCCTGGCGTAGACCGTTATCCCAACCTCATCCCGAAAGTCTAAGCCCTCCTCGATGAGCGAATCGACGTACTCCTTGGTGGGAGTTTCCCTCATCTTCGCCGCCTCTCGGAACCTCCGGGACGCCGATGCTCCGGTCTCCAGCATCGCGCGCCACTTCTTCAGCGCGTCCTTGGTGGCTTTCTCCAGCTCCTTACGCACCTCGTCATCGGTCATGTTGGACAGCGCCGCCAGCTTGTTTGCCTTCGGCCACTTGCGATACGCCTTGTTGTTGAACAGCTTTCCGACCTCTTCCAAGAACGTCATGCCTGTGCGATGTGCACCGTAGAACTTCTCGGTCAGCGGCAGGAACTTCCGCATCTCGCTCGAGACGTCAGCGTTAGCTCTCCGCGCCGTTAGAGGATCTTCAGCCTTAGCCGCACGGGCCGCCGCCGAAGCGGCGTCCGTCATGAGCGACAGGTACTCATCGCCCATTCTCACGCAGTCGCGCCACTGGTTGGCTACGCCAACCGCGGGCACTCTTACCAAGTTGGCCTCGGTCAGAAGATACCGGGCCGCGTTGATATTCTCCTGTAGCGTTCGCATGTGGCCTCCGCGAGCAAGGCTACCACATGTTGGTAGATCGGGTCAGCTAGCGTCCGCTTCCGCATCCAACTCTTCCTGCTCTAGCTCCTCGGCTCTTTCAAGCCACTTTCCTGTTACTTCGGCAATCACCTCGTTGAGATCGCGACCCCAGCTCCTGCACACCTCTACCACTCGATCCATCACCTTCTTAGACTTCTTGCTCAGAGCTACGTACAGATGCTCCTTGCCGCCAAAGTCGAACACCATGAAGCTGTACTCGAGCGTGTCGCCATACTCGTGAAACAGATGGTTGAGCACATGGCCCAAGTCCTTCACCGACTTGGTGTCCTTCGTCGCGTTGTCGAACTTGTCCTGCGCCGTCTTCGGGAGTCCGGCAGCCTTCATCCCCTTCTTCATCTGCTTGATGATCTTCTGCCAGCCCGTCTTGTCCGTGTAGGCGAACATCCGACGCAGCGCCTTGTCCCCGTACTTGGCCGCCATCTTGCGGTAGAGCGCGACCATCTTCTCAGGGTTGGTGCGGCCGTGTAGTTGATTCAGCCGCACCACCGTGAACTCCTGCAGATCTTGATCCTCCCACCGTTCGGCGGAAAGGACTACGCAAGGAACCTCCGGCATACCCAACGCTTTGGCCGCCTGCCAACGATGCTCCCCGCCGATGATCCTGTACGAACCATCGGTCATGGGCACCACCTGCGGAAAGTCGATGAAGCCGTTCTCGCGGATGTTCTCCACGAGCATGTCGAATTCCTCGGAGTTCATCTCGTTGGGATTGGAAGACGTAGGCTCCAACTCGTCCACAGGAATGCGCTGCACGTCGGGTATCTGGATGTCCGTTGTCATCCCAACACCGCCGACGAGAGAGCCTCGGCCAGTGTATCGCACTTGCCCGAGACGACCTGCAGCTCTCCGATCAGCTCCCGGAGAAAGCGCTCTAGCTCCTCCGGATTAGCCGGCAGGTGAACTCCCGGAACATTGTCCATCTTCTCCTGCCACTTGACCATGATCGCACGCGCCGTCTCCAGCTCGTTCTTCATCACCTCGGGAGATACTGGAAGCATCACTCTTCCTCCCTGTCCGCTAGCTGCTTCAACGCCTTGAAGCCGTAGAACACCTTGTTGTCGTCCTTGCCGACCGCGATCAACTTGACGCCTAGCAGTCGCTCGAGCTTCGCCAGATAGGCATGCTTCGTCTTTGGGTCGTCCGGCTTCCCGAAGTCGTTGGTGGCCACGAAGTCCATGCAGACCAGGCTAAGGTTGTGCGACTTCTTGTCAGATCCGGACAGCTCCTTGGCCCTGTCAAGTGCGGCAGACACCATGTCGATCTGCTCGTTCAGGCACGTGAACGACCAGACCTTCATCCGCTCCGGAGGCGGCAGCGCGTCGGCTGCGTCCTTCACAGTCAAGCGCCCCCGACCGTACTCGGCATCGTCGCCGTCATCGGACTCGCCGTCCGCATCCTCTGAGTCGTCCCAAGGATCTACGCTGTCGTCCACAAGATCATCCACTACGTCGTCCGAGGCCTTCCCGTCTTCCAGGCCCATCTTGTCCAGAGCCATCCCTACCGCCGCCTCAACCGCGCGGTAGTTGTTCTGCTCGGCAAAGCTGACCCACTCCTGAACCGTGTGGCGGTCGTGCTTGTTGGCGAAGATCTTTATCAGCTCCCGCAGCTTGGACCAGCCGATGGACTTAGCCCGGTCTCGCAGAGCCTCGTCCAGAGCCGACAGCTCTACTTCCAGCACCGAGCCGATCCTACGCAGCCTCTCGGCCTTGCGGCGATGCATGCCTAGATCTACTTCAACGAACTCGCCGAAAGTCGAGTAACCCCAACGTGTGTAGTTGGCCTCCTTCTTCGTGTCTCCATCGACCGGCGTGTTGTGCAGCTGCCACAAGATAATGCCCAGCTCCACGTTGCCCGCCTCCAGCAGCGTAACTAGATGCTTGCTGCGCTTCCGCAGCTTGTCCGCCCACTGCTTAGAACCGACACCGATCCTAGCAACAGATGCCGTCGCGCCCATAATCAACTCCTTCAACTTTCTGGAAAATCGATGCGTCGAGCGCGCACCTCGAGAAGCTCCCCGAGGCGCCCGTCACGATTCATCAGTTCTCCCTCGACCACAACGTATGTTCCCTTTGTAAGCCTCCTACGGCAAGCCCCAACGAGCCCCTCTCCGTACGCGTTGACCTTCACCCAAGCGGTGATGGTCGTGTCCCGCGTCCGTCTGTCCGAGGCCATCTGGAACGTGCACACCGGAGATCCTTTTCCTGTGCTGGAAAATTCAATCCTGGCGGATACGTTTCCGGATATCGCAACCACGTTCATTGCTGAATCCTCCGGAGAGCGCGAATCGTCTGATCGTGCTCGTTAGCGAGTATCGAGCCGAAAGCGTCGTACACGTGACCGTGCTGGCTGCGAGGAACTTTCTTGGCTAGAAGCTCGTCGGTGATGTCCCTCCCAAGCCTCCGCGTAACTGCCTCAGCTACTTCTTCTTTGGAGGCTGAACCGTTGCCGCAGAGAGCCTTCTTCAGACCCTTCGGCGTAACCATCACGATAGGAACGTCGGCCGTCTCCGACAGGCAGGCGATGATCCCATAACACAAGCCGAGCTTGAAGCTAGTAGCCGCGTTGCGCGGTAGCGAAGGCGCCTCGAAGCAGAGCGCCTGCGCCCCATCTACCAGCGGAACCAAGATCCGAGAGATCTCCTGCGCGCGCCGCAGGTTGTCGTCCGCAGCGCTCACACCTCGCTTCTTGTCTGACTTCTCGGTCCGAACAACCCCGAAGCCCAGCGCCTCGATGTCTTTGGCGCCCAGCTCCAAGACGCCGTACCCGATGGAAGCAAAGCCTGGATCTATGCCGGCCACACGGATCATTTCCCCTGTAGGCCTTTCATCTTGTCCTCTAAGCGAAACATCCGCGAGGTTAACGCTATAGAGCCCAGAATCCGATCCGCGTCCTTACACGACAGCAGCTGCTTTCCATCTGTAGCACGTAGGAACTTCTCCCCCGCCTCGACTTGCACCTCGTCCACGAGGATGTCGATCTGTTCCCGTCGCGACTCGCCCCAGCGGGACTCGTAGAGGAAGCACAGCGAGCAGACGAACACACATTCGTCAGATCTCTCCGGCCCCATCTCCCACATCGCCTGCCGCTTGTCGCAGTTGCTGCAAGGCGACTGAAACAACGTCTTCGGAAGCGGTCGAAGCATGCGAGTGTCTACCAGCAAAGGCTTCAAACGCGGCCCCGGCTCGCTCTGATCCGCGCCCTGCCTGTATGGGCTGTCGTCCGTCATAACTCTTCCCTCGTCTGTCAGATGATGCCCTGACTATACCTTCGATTCGACCTCAAAGCACTGTTCTACCAGCTCACACACCTCCGCACGGTTGCACGTAGACGACGTGCAGATGCGATCTGGAAGCTCTCCAGTCTCCAAACCGCGCCAAATACCTACCAGCATCTTCTTGATCTCCGCAACAGCATCCTCATCGCGCTCGACATAATGCTCTATCAGGGGGCTCCGATAGACGCCCTTGTTCCAGTAGAGCAGCAGCCCCCACTGCAACCCAGTCAGCCACATATACGCCTGCATCTGCGCCACGTGGCCCATGTTCGGACACTCCTTCACGTCCTCCGCCCCGCGCGCCGAGATGCTCTTCAACTCGAAAGCGCCGTCGCCCTCGATACCAGGAATGCGGAGGAACCCATCCATATGTCCAGTAAACCTATACTCCGAAGAGCACAGCTCTACCTCGACATATTCCGGCCCGCCCTCGTGCGGATCCTCCGAGATAAAACCGCACTGCGGACACTCGGAAAACCACGGGATGCGCTTCTCGAGGTCGGTGGAGTCTCCGCTGATCTTGCCGCAGCTCTTGCACAGCCACTGGCCTACTAGGTAGGCGCCTATCGTAGGAAGCACCTCGTTCTGCATCACCCAGTGCATGCCCGTCCCCTGCGCCATCGCTAGGCAGCCATCGGACGTGACCTTGTCCTCCCGCTCGATCTCCAGCCGAGACGCGAGCACCTCTTCCCGAGCACACATCGTCGGAAGTGAAGACGCTCGGACGAAAGAGCCGTCGTGAAACGGTTGGACGATGCCTTCCCGTACGAAGCCCTTAGTGATCTTCTTTAGGATCGACGGACGATCCGGTAGAACCAACCTACCACGCGACGCCATAAGCCTACCCGCTCCTCTTGCTCCCCCTCCTGCTCGAGACCCTGCTTACGGCGAACATCCTCGATAACGAGCTGCAGCCGCCGCACGCCCAAGCCTAACAAGTCCTCAGCCTCTGGCGCCGTTAGCTCGTACTCGCACGTAGGACACTCGTACCACGATTTGTCCGAAAGCCAGCGCAGTAGCTCCCCGCAGGTGTCGCACTCAAACAGCGGCACCCGATGCTCCCCCTCGAATACCACCCGCACCTTGGCATCCGGATCTAGCCGCAGCTCGGTCCTGAGAGCGACCAAACCTCTGGCCGTAGACTCACCCACAGAAGCCCCCAGAAGCGCGCGTACCGAGGTAGGGCCTCGGAGTCGTTGGTGGGCTCGAAGCGGCCTTAGAATCGAAGCTGGAGCGAGTACGGGGCATCAGGAGAGATCCTCCTTGCGTAGCTTCCCTTCCTCACGCTCCCGCATGTACGGGTCTCCCCGCCTGTAGCCCTTCCACCAAGCGTCGTCGATGGCCCCACGCAGCAGAGGATCTGACTTGATGTCGCCTAGCTTCCAGTAGGCGAATCGGACAACAGTCCGCATTCCCTGAGCAAGCGCTCGAAGACCTCGATGGGCAGCACCACGAACTCCTCGTCCTCGGTCCCGACCGGACGCTCGTACTTTACTACCAGCCCCGGGTCCTTCATCACTCGGCGCGCTCCGTCCGCCACCTTGTGCAGCCACGCCAGTTTCAGACCGATCGACAGAGCCTCTGTTTCCTTGTGCTCGAGGTGGAATCCCTTGATCCCTACATCCCCCTTCGCCGTCGTCTTGTCGAACCTTGACCATGGCTTGTTTCCTGACCCTGGTAACCGGCGTCCGCCGAGCCTACCCGCTAGCTTGTCCTCGCTCTTTCTCGATCTCCTGTTCCTCGCTCCTCGATCCCCACCCGGCTCGAGCCAAGCAGGCTCCGGCTTCTTGACGCTACTCATGATCCGACAGTAGCACGGCCGTCAGCGCCCGATGCAGCTTGTCATGGAACTCCGGGTTGGTCAGAATCTCCTTCTCGATGAGAGACTTCGCGCGGTACTTCTCGCCGAGCGCGCGCCATGAAGATCCAGAGCCCTCTACCAGCCCGACCTTCTGCGCCATCTCGACCATGTCGCCCTCGTTGACCGCGTCGCCCACTCGCCTGTGCTCGGTGTCAGCCATAGCTAACCGGAACTCCCCCTCCATGCGAGCGAAGCTGGCCTTGTTCTTGTCCACGCGAAACCCGAAGTCGGCCGCCACCGGCTTGCCCAACACCTCGTCCATCTCGTACTTGCCGGCACGCAGCCGCGTCTCCGTCGCGCTCGCGAAGCCCGTCGCCAAGCCGCCTGGTTGCGTCTCAGGGCTGCCAAACATCACGCCCACCTTCATCCTCACCTGGTTGGTGAACAGGAGCGTAGGAGCGAAGCCCCGAGCGTTCTTGACCGTGTTCAGAGCCGCCACGAACTTGCGCGTCCCCTTTCCGATCTGACGCGCCTGCAGCCCCACCGTGTCCTCGATGGTCGACTGCATGATCTCCTTGGCCGGAGTCAAAAACGCCAGGCTGTCCATCACCAGCACGTCAACGCCCCGGCGGAGCACCGCCTCGGCGATGTCCAGCGACTGCTCGGCGTACTCCGGCGTCGAGAGTAGCAGCCGATCCAAGTCCACTCCGAGACGCTTTGCCCAAGCCAAGTCCAACGTGCCCTCGACATCGAGGAACGCTATCACTGGATCCCGATAACTCTTCCCGCAGGAGCACGCTTCGGTGAACTCCCAACACACCGCACACATCCGCTGAGCGTTGGCGATGGCCTTCAAGTACGTGGTGGTCTTGCCGCTCGACTTGTGCCCCCAGAGAACGCTCACAAGCCCCACAGGAAACCCGCCGCCCAACGCGTAGTCGAGACGGAAGATCCCAGTAGGAATGCTGCGCCGCGGCTTCACGAAGTCGCTCGCTCGCCCGAAGATGTTGGCGCCGTGCTCCTTTCGAATTCGAGCCACCGCCTCCCCCGCTAGGAGTTTGGCCGAAGACGACTCCAGCTCTACGCCCGGTTTCGCATCCTTCTTCTTAGCCACGCTTACCCTCGTCAACTAAGGCAGCCCCAAGGACCCCAGACTCGGCCCACTTGTTGTGCACCTCATCGTAGAACTCACGCCACCGCTCCGCTCCTCTGATAGACCCACCTCGCGCATCCATCGCCACGGCAGCTGCCTCGATCATCTCACCCGTGTACAACCGATACCGCGTACTCGACGCGCGAAAAGGAGTCTCGGGCAAAGCCCCGCGGGACTCCATCTGCTCGACCGTCAGCACCGTACGTCCTATCGCCGCGGCAAGCACGCCGATCTTGAATAGCTCCAGCTCCTCCGTCGTGCCGTCCGAGAGCCGTACCCGACGCACCACAGGTTTGGGTTGATCCCACTCGAAAGGTTTGCTCTCGTCCTCCGCCGAAAGACGCCCCTGCTCCCTCATGAGACGACAACGAAGCTCGACACCGTGGGCCGTGTATAGACGATCGCCTTTGGCGTTACGCACCTCGGCCGGGGGCAGCTGGCCTTTTCTCTCCCAGATCCGAATAGCCTGGACCGAGCAGCCCAACGCCCGCGCCAGCGCGCCGATAGAGAATAGCTCGGCGTGTGAGCCGTCCTCGCCGTCCGAGAGGCGCACGCTTACCGTCTTGAATGGGGTTGGTAGAGGCTTGGTCTTGACGGACTTGCGCTCCTTCCGCCTCTCCGCCTCGCGCTCCTTTCGGCGCCTCTCGCGAGAGTCCCGGTTCATCTTGAGCACGCGTTCTCGGTACTCCGGATCGTTCTCGTACTTCTTGCGCCGACTCTGATTCAGCTTGTCGCCGTGCTCCGCGTACCAGTCCTTGAAGTTGAACCCGCTATCGCCGTTTCCTCCGTTATCACCACTTCCCATGATATCAACAACTTAGCAGGTAGAATCCGAATTGTCAAGTGACCCTGAGATAGAACTTGTCTCGCATTTCTCCGGCGGCTTTGAACGGGCGCACGTAGTCGTCCCGTATATCTATCACGATCGGTTCTTTCTTACCGTCGTGTGGTCTTTGGATCCGCCCGACTGCCTGCTCGACGTCGCCCATTGGAGTCGCCAGCAGGAGAGTATCCAGCGCTGGGATGTCCAGCCCTTCCGTTGCGTACTGTTTCGTGGCGAAGATCACCCGAGCCTCGGCAGCCTCCTTCAGTTGGGCCTCCGAGCGACCGCCCACGTAGTAGCCCGTGGAAGGCACCGGCTCCCCGCTGTGCTCCTTGTTCCAGCGCGTGATCAGCGATCGGTGAATGTCGTCCAGGTGCTTCAAGCGCTCACTCAGAACCAAGATCTTCCTACCCGCAGCAGCAGCCGCGACGAGCTGTCCGGCGATCCTGGTGTTCCGTTTACGGCTCCCGGTCAGGAACTGGATGAGTAGTGAACGCGGCGCCAGGTTGGGGTTAAAGCTGTTGCTCTTGATCAGCTTGAAGTCGGTCCACACCCGCTTCACCTTCACCTTCAAACGCTGCGCGCGAGTCGAGTGCAAGGTCTTCCCGATGTGGTACTTGAACACGTTGTCCGCGCCGTCCTTGCGGTGCGGTGTAGCCGACACACCCAAGCGCCAGCGACAAGCGAACTTGGCCGGCACCGGACTCCACGTCTCCGCTCCGATGCGGTGTACCTCATCTGTGATCAGCAAACCGAAACGACGGTACAGTGCGGCAGGATAGCCCTTCTGCGCCAGGCTGTGCACCATCGCCATGACAACATGCTTACCCTCGAAGTCGCAGGTGTCCTGCTGCACCAAACCGACCTCGGCTTCTGGCAGGAACTTCGCGATCCGCTCCCGCCACTGATTCATCAAGAACTCCTTGTGAACCACCACAAGCGTCGGAACGTCCACCGCAGCTATGACTGCGCAGCAGAGCACAGTCTTTCCCCACCCCGGCACCGCGCGCACAATTCCGCCCGTACAGTGGGGCTCCGAAAAAGCAAAGACCACGTCCCCGTGCGCCGCCTGCTGGTCGTCCCGCAGCTCGCCCTCGAATACCAGAGGAGACGGCAGCCCCGTTCCCATTGTGTACTTGTATTCGATCTCGTGGCTCGGTCTACGGTTGGCCAGGTAGTACTCCCGCGGCACGCCGATGTGCGTCTCCGTCTCCGTCCACAACTCGATAGGCGAGGGGGGGTCTCCGGGAAAGTCGCCGACCTTGCGCGGCCGTACCAGACACTGGGCTCGGATAACCTGTAACTTGGTCGGTGTCAGATCTGCCTTAGCTACCCAAGCAAGCCTGTCGATTACCACCTTCATCAGCGCAACTCCGGCGGTAGATGAGCCACGCTGTCTTGATAGCTAAGCTCCTTCTTCACCTGATCTGCCCAGTTCTCCGGAGGCACGTCGTCGGGGTCCTTCCTGCTCCACGTTATCTCCACCTTGCGGCGCCGTGTCGGCCCCTGCGCAACTACTTCGAGCTTGCTCTCGCCGAGCCGAAGAACCGAAAAAACCATCTCGTACTTAGCCATCGCTCTAAAAAGACAGAAGCTCGCCGGCCTACTGGGGGGGGGACTCAGTAAACCGGCGAGCCCTGTCATCCTATACCAAAGAGGTCAGCATCAGAAAGGCACTGGATCCTCTTTGCCCTCGTCCCCGCCAGAGGAGCCGGAGCTTCCTCCAGCACTCGTACCCGAGCGTCCGGTAGCCTCGTCAGGGTCCACACCCCGAAGAAGATCTTTGATGTACTTGTTGCCGCGCGGCTTCAGCTGCTCCATGTAGTTGATGGGCACTACGCGCCGAACAAGCTTACCGTTCTCGTCGGTCTCCACCTGGAACGTCTTCTTGAGGATCTCCATCTTCTTGGGATCCTTCTCGGCGTCGTCCCACAGCTCGCTCAGGAGCTTCCCTCGATAGTTGGCGACCTCGAAGAGCTTCTCTTGGCTCTTTACCTCGCCGTCAAACTCCCACTCATCGCCAGTCGAAGGCTTCTGGTCGTCCTCGCGGTGGACCTTCCACTTGGTCATCACCAGCGAGCCCTTGTCTTCCTTCTTGCGCTTCCACTTCTTCAGCTGGCTGAGCTTCCCACCGACGAGCATCACCTCGAATTGGTACTTGTTGCCCTTCCGATCCACCGACAGCGAGCAGTCCACGGTGGTGAGGTACCCCGTGAATGCGCGGCTCCGCTCGCCCAGCGTCTCGCACGAGTGGCACGCTTCCTCGGAGACGTTCTCCATGCAGGTGTGGTGATTCCGCCAAGACCCGTTGACCTTGGCGTTGTGCTCCTTGATGCAAAACGGAACGTCGTCTATCAGCACCAGGTCTTTGCCCGATCCGCCTCGGATCCATAGCCTGTTGGCTACCTTCGAGGCCTGGATTCGCGCCTCTTCCTTGTCAATGCCGTCGTATCCTTGACTATGCCATGACTCTGACATTTCGTCTCTCCTTGTCGCTATGACTTTATCTGACCCTGAACGGTGTCAGGAAAACTACCCTACCAGGTCCTCTACGAATCGTCAATGAACATATAGTCCAACTCGTCGAGGTCGTAATCGTCCGGGTCTCGGCCCGTCTCGACAGTCAGTACGCGTACGGGAGTGCGGCCCTTGAACGCATGTTCCCAGCGCTCGGCCGCGAGCCCGCCAGCCTCATCCCCATCCGGGAAGATCACAACCTCAGAGAACATCTTGAGCGCCTTCTCCACCTGGATGCGGCTGAGGTGGCTGCCCATAACTGCGACGGCGTTGGAGTAGCCGACCGTCCGCAGGTAGATCGCATCGAAGTGCCCCTCTACGAGGATCCCCATCTCCCCCTTCTTCACCAGGTGCTCGCCGAACAGGAAGAAGTCGCGCTTGAACCCCTTACTGTGGAGGAACTTCGGCTGTTGCTCAGGACCCCATATCGGCGGCAGCCCTCGGTCGCGCGGTCGGAGTGGTTCGATCCGCTGGTCCAAGCACCGCCCCGTAGTGGCCACCAGCTTGCCCTTCCAGTCGCGTATCGGGATTATGACCCTCCGCTTGCCGGCGTCCCAGCGAAGGCCCCACAGGCGTACTGCAAGCTCATTAAGGTGCCTTCTGGGACCGGTCAGGTAGTCGAGCGCTTCTTGCGGTAGGTCCTGCAGGCGAGTCAGCGTTGACTCGGGCAGCGTATCGTACTTGATGTGATCCAAGCTGAGCGTCTTAGCCCCTCCACCACCCTCGCCTTTCGGCGCGCGAGCAAAGAACCCTCTCCCGTTGCGTTTGAACTCTCGGCGCCGCGCAGCAGCAGGAGACTCGAAGTCGAGCAGCAGCTCTATCTCGTCCAGAGATGGGGAGTCGTGGGCCATCACCAGCTCGGATGCTCGAGCGAACCACTTACCCCCGCCGCGCAGACTCTCCAAGCGCCACAGCAGTACGTTAAGCTCGCCGCCCGCGCCGCACCCGAAGCAGCGGTATCGGCTGCTCCCGTCAGTCGCTAGGGAGATCCCAAAGCTGGGTTTCTTGTCTGTGCCCTTCCTATGGTTCCAGGTCGCGAACGGGCAGGACGAGTCCATCCACGCTCCCCCACGATAAGTGATATTCCCACACCCAAGGATCCGTAACAGATCCCCAACATGCTCCAAGTCCATCTTCAGCTCCTACAACTCTAGGTCCCTGCGTCCGTTCCCTTCTTCGGCGTTACCTCGATCGACCCGAACTCCTTTTGAAACTTGGCGTCGAACTCCGTCTCCGTGCGCCGCGACTTGCGCATGTGCACGCGGTTGCGTGTTGTGCCCTTCGGTGTAAGCTTTATACTTTCTATCGGCCCTCTGTCCGAGCCTCTTGTCAAGTACCCGCCTCGCACTAGCTGTGCCCGCGCTATCGTCAGCGCAGCCTTCAGCGTCCGCGCACCCTTGTTGCGAATGATCGCCATAGACATCTGCTTGACGATCCTCGGAATGTTTACGCCGCTCTCCTCTGCCATGGCTTCACCTAGAAGGGTACGCCCGAATCGCCGTCACTGCTGTCATCATCGTCATCGGAGTCCCACGGGTCCGTGCTTCCGAAGCCGCCCGCGCCTGCACGGGGTAGCTCCGTGAAGTTGGACTTGTCGATGTCCCAGTTGATCTCGTATTCCTTGCCCTCGCTCTCGCGCACCTTCAGCGGCTTGAAGATCATCCGCCGGTCTTTCTTCATGTCCTCGGTCTGGATCAGACCGTAGATGAGGTCGGCGTTCCAGCCCGCCACATCGGTAAGCGCAATGTTGCTTGCGTCCGCGGCTTGTTTCGATCCGGGCTTTACCTCGCGATTGAACTGCATAGTAACGACGTTCGGAACTCCGGTCCGTTTGCAGATCCGCTTCAGCTCGTCAAAGGCGTTGGCCGCACGCTCGGTCCTGTTGCGCCCTTCCGTCTTGAGCAGGTAGGCCCCGTCCAGAACAGCCAGGTCCGGCTCGGCTTCCTCCACCGCGTTCTCGTAGCTCTCCACGCGGAAGTCGAAGTCACCGCCAATGACGTAGAGCCCCTCGGCCTCCATGATCTCCTTGACGCCGTCCTTCAACCGCTTCTCCGCAAAGGCGTCAAGCCGTCCTAGGCGTAGCTCTCGGTAGGGCACCCGGAACTGGATCGAAGCGAAGCGCATCGCGATTCGCAGCTTCGACATCTCGGTCGTACCGAACAAGATCTTGTGCCCGTTCTTCCAAGCGTGGTGAGCAATGACAGCAGCGCACCACGTTTTTCCAACGCCGAGGCGAGCGACGAACAACGCCAAGTCCTCCGGCCAGAACCCCAACGTCTCGTCATTGACCGTAGGCCACGGGGTCAGAACGCCGCGCTCGCCGGCCTTGACACGGTCGTAGTAGTCGATGACGTCGGGCCACAGGGCGGGAATCCTCTCGAGCTTGGCGCGGCTGTGCGTGTGCGCCTTGCGCAGGTTCCGCAGCAGCGTCTCCAACTCGTCTAGCGCCTCGTAAGGCTGCCCTTGTCCGATGTGCTCCTCGACCTTGTCCCGTCCGTCGAGGATGTCCTGCGTAAGTCGCCGGCCCCAGATCGTCTTTATGAAGTAGTCGACGGGTTCTTTCACGTCGAAGAACTCGGCGTCTATCCGGCCCTCCACCGTCGACTTGGACGGCAGGTCCGAGTACTGCTTGGCGTAGTCGTCAATGAACTCCCACGCGAGCTTGCCGTCGCCGCGCAGGTGTGCTGCGACACCGCTCTCCCGAACCTCTCGCAGAGCGTCCAAGCCGTCCCGAAGGATCGCAGAGATGAGGGCTTTGTCGATGCTTAGTCCCATAGATCAGCCCTCGCCTTCGAAGATGTCATCTGCTAGCCGCTCGTTCTGCAGCTCGCGAATGTTCGGTCCCTCGACGGGGAAGTACACCATGCCGTTCTGCGTGCTGTTCACCATCGTTCCGAATGCACCTCGCAGCTCCTCCAGATCTAGCGGCGTCGTGACGATAGTGACCTTACGCCTGCTCACCCTCCTCTTGATCAGGTCCCGTATTTCGAAGGCCCCGAACATCCGCGCCGTCGCGTCCTCTGCGCAGAGGTCGTCCAACGCCAGCACGTCGACAGTAAAACAGCGGTCCAGAATCGAAGCGCCCTCCTCAAACATGATCCTATTCCGTACACACTCCCGCAGCTCCGGCACTTGAATGAAGAACGCCGTGAACAGGCGTGATCGAGCAGCCTTGCAGATCAACGAAGCGATGGCTGACTTGCCTACGCCGGGAGGTCCCGAGACCCACAGCCCCGCTCCCCGCTTGATCCGCGTAGGGATGTTCTGCAGGTAGCGCGTCACAACCTCCCGAACGCTCTCAGGCACGCGCTTAGCTCGCGTGCGCCAGTGCTCCTCGGGGATGTTCATCCGCTCGAGGTCGGCAGCATCCAGCTTTCGCTGTGGTCTCTCCTCGTCCGTCATCGCTTCAGTGCTTTATGAGTCCAAGCGCTCGCAGCTCGGGACGGGCCGCGTCGTAGCGCTTTTGTAGATCTGCCGGCGCGTTCATCTTCCGAGGGTTGGCCTTGCGCCACGCCCGATACTCCCGATAGACCGCCGACACCTTGGCGTAGGTCTGAGCCTTCGGCGCGAACCGCTGCCGCAGCTTCAGCACCATACCCAAGCTCGGGTGGTCGCCCTCCTTCCCGAACATCTCCTCCTGAATCTCGTCCCACCGCTCGATGACGTAGCGCAGCATCATCTCGACGGTCTCAAACTTGTACGCCTCGAGCAGCTGCCGGCACTGGCCGCGCTCGGTCTTCCCCCACTTGCCCCAATCCAGGTCCGGCCACCGCTCCTGACAACCGCTCAGCCAGACGTCCTGCAGCTTCCCCAACTGCGCTCGCTCCGAGAGCGTCTTGGGCCGCCCCTTCAGGTTGGCCGCCTTCTGCTTCTTCCGCTTGCTCTTCGTCAGCTGCTCCTCAGCGCGGCGCTTCGCCGCCACCCCCGCACGAGCTACCGCGGCGTCCAAGTCGAATTGACTTAGAGGACTATGCGTTTGTTCAGTGGCCGAGGTGTGTGGGTCCTCTTGCCCCGAAGCAGGCTGATCTGATTCTTGGTCGGGGCTAAAATCCCCCTCCTCCCGCGGGACTTCTATATCATTCTCTTCCTTCAGAGAATTCTCCCTATTCCCCGGTAAACTGGAGTTAACACCCCCCTGTAAAGTGGAGTTAACACCCCCCTGTAAAGTGGAGTTAACACCCCCTGTAAACTGACTCGCAGTCAGTCGGTCTTTGAGAAATTCGATGCGCTCTTCGATTGTAAGTCTGCGAATTGATTGAAGGGCTCTGTTGTACTCCTCGACTGAGTCGACTTCTGTGCTGTCCTCGTCCTCGGGGTGTTTCTGCTCTCCGAAACGACAGTTTGCTTCTGCGTCGAGTAGGCCGAACACCTCGCTCATCCAGGCGTCGGCGTAGAAGATCTCGTGCCCTCGGCCGCTGGAGTCCTGCACACGCTCCCCCAGCTTGTAGGCGAAGGTCCTGCCCTTGTTAAGCTCCAACACCTCAAGCCATCCTAGCTCCTTCATCTGCTGGATAAGCTTGTTCGTCTGCACGCGGCTGATGCCTAGGTGCTTGCCCAGTACCGCTTGGGAGGTGCGAGAGATCACGAAGCCTTGAGACACAAGCCTCCTTACTGCTCGATCCCCCCTTTCGGTGCTCCGCCAGGTGAAGCGTCGAATCACCTCGTAGAGGTTGAAGATCGTAGCTCCCATCACGGCCAATATCCCCGTGTCGTAGAAGCCGAAGTCACGCTTGATGAAGTACTCGCCTCTCAGTGTTTGCATAGATCCCTCACGCGGAGCGCACTACTCCAGCGGCGAAGGAGGACCGAGAGCCGTAAACAGGCATCGTTTGGTCCGGGGGGAAGACCTTCCGAAGATCCTACTCCCGGGCCTCCTTCGCTTCTGGAGCCTCCGCCCGTCTTTCAGTCGGGGTTTACGTTCCCGAAGCCTTCCAGAAGTACCGCGATACGTTTGCTCAGGTCAAGCTTCCGACTCCTTTTGTTTCCCGCCTCTTAGATTTCAGGAGTTTGCACATGTCCTGTCTCCTCCCTCCCGTTTGTCCCAGCGCTTCAGCGCCGTGACTACCGTCGTGTCTGTGGGGCTCTCGTTGCCGAACGGGCCGGAGGTGGCGTTGGCCCAGCAGCGTATCGTGGCGATCTCTATCACCTCCCGCGGCAGCGCCCACACGAACGCGAACAACGCGCGCTCCTTCGCCCGGTACCACGCACACCCTACTTCCAGCTTCAGCCGTTCGATCACCTGCCACACTCCTTGCACCGTCGCAGCAGCGCCACCTTCAAGTCGTCTACCTCCCCCGCCAGCTTCCACAGCGAGTCCCTCGACGGATCCTCCGGCCCCAGCTCCTGCGCCGCGCGGTAGATATGATCCCTGGCCTCAGAAAGCAGCTCCAAGAGCAGATCTCCTTGGGCCTTGTTCAGGGTAGGAGGCGAGCCCAAACGGGCGTCAGGAGGCTTTCTAGGCCGACTAACGACCGATACCAGCGCTCCCTCCTCCGCTG